GTAAGTTTGTGAAGGGCAAGGCGACCGGACGAATTGACGGCATGGTGGCGCTGGCTATGGCTGTCGGCGTGATGCCAAGCGCCGTTGACCAACCCGCGTCCGTCTACGAGACGCGCGGCATCAGAATGATTTAAGGAGCCACATGGGCATGTTTGATTTTTTCCGGCGAAAGGAAGCGCCGGAGGCACAGTCACGCCCATTGGCCGCCGCCGGAACGCTATTCACCGGGCTCGATGATCCTGGCTTGCTTGAGTACATGCGTGGCGGTAGCGAATCGGCGGCCGGCGCATACGTCACGGCAAGTAAAGCGCTGCAAAACATGGCGCTCTTGCGATGCGTGACGCTGATTTCAGAGTCGATTGGTAAGTTGCCTTTGAATCTGATAGAGCGCGGTGACGAAAAACGGCATGCCGTCGAGCACCCGCTTTACCGCGTTCTCAAGCAACGCCCGAACAACTGGCAGACCGCCTACGAGTTCAAGCGGCTGATGCAAATGCGGGTGCTTTTGCACGGAAACGCATACGCCCGGGTGATTCGCTCCCGCGGCCAGATCATCCGATTGGTGCCGATCGAGCCGGGGAAGGTTGAGCCCATTCAAAACGATGACTGGAGCGTGATCTACCGCTTCACGCGCAAGGATGGCGGCACTATCGACCTGCCGGCGAATGAGGTTTTCCACCTTTGCGACTTGTCAGAAGACGGAATCAAGGGGCTTTCCCGGGTAAAGCTGGCAAAAGAGGCGATCGGCATTGCGCTGCAGGCTGAAAAGGCCGCTGCAAAGCTGTTCAAAAATGGCGTTATGGCTGGCGGTGCCCTATCGGCACCCAATGCGCTGAGCGATACAGCGTTCACTCGCCTGCAGGAATCGCTGGAAAACAAGAGCGGCGCCGACCAGGCGCACAAGTGGATGATCCTTGAAGAGGGATTGACGGCAGCGAAGTTTGCCGACACCGCCGCAGATTCGCAGCACATCGAGAACCGCAATCACCAGATCGAGGAAATCGCCCGAGCCATGGGCGTTCCGCGTCCGCTCCTGATGATGGATGACACATCATGGGGCAGTGGTATCGAGCAGCTCGGCATCTTCTTCGTGCAATACGGACTGGATCAATGGTTCACAGCATGGGAGCAGGCAGTTGTGCGGACTCTGCTTACCGATGACGAGATCGAAAAGTTTTACGTGAAGTTCAACGAGCGAGCGCTGCTGCGCGGGACGCTGAAAGATCAGGCCGAATTCTTTACCAAAGCGCTGGGCGCCGGCGGCCATCACCCATGGATGTACCCCAACGAGGTGCGCGAGCTTCAGGAGCTGCCGAAAGCTTCGGATCCTTCTGCGGACAAGCTCGAAAGCCCACTTATGAGGAAAAACAGCAATGAGCCTGCTAAAAACCCTGCCTGAGATTCGGGCTGATAACCGGCTGGCGTCCTGCCTGCAATTCGACATGCGCCAGGATGCGCTGGACAAGTGGGCGCCCGAGATCCGTGCAGCGGCAGACGGTAACGATGCATCGATCAGCATGTACGCTCCGATTGGCCAGACATGGGATGGCGAAGGCGTTACTGCCAAGCGCATTGGCGCCGCACTGCGGTCTATCGGCGAAAAGGATGTGACGGTCAATGTCAATTCCCCGGGTGGCGACTTCTTTGAAGGCGTAGCGATTTATAACCTGCTGCGCGCCCACCCCGCCAAAGTAACTGTCAACATCATGGGCCTGGCTGCCTCCGCGGCGTCCGTCATTGCGATGGCTGGCGACGAGATTCACATGGGCGACGGCGCTTTCCTGATGATCCATAACGCCTGGGTCGTCGCCATGGGCAACCGCCACGACATGCGCGAGGCTGCGGACTACCTGGAACCGTTTGACGAGGCAATGCGCGACCTGTACGCAGCCCGTACCGGTTTGTCGGCGAAGAAGATCGCCGAACTGATGGACAACGAAACCTATATTGGAGCCACGCAGGCGATCAAGGACGGCTTTGCTACCGGATTGCTTGACCGCGGTTCTATCAAGACCGAAGCATCGGCGCAAGGCAACAAACGCGCGCTCGCATTGGTCGAGTCTGCAATGGCGAAGGCCGGCTACAGCCGTTCTGCCCGCCGTGACGCACTCCAAGCCCTATTCACGGACAAGCCGGGCGCTGTCCATGATGATGCCAAGCCGAGCGCTGGCGAAGACATCGCAGCATCGCTGCAATCTCTGTTCAATACTTTGAAAGGCAATTAACCATGAAAAAGCAAGCCATCCAGCGCGGCATTCTCTCCGTTCGTGCTGACGCATCCAACACTCCAGAAGTCAAGGCACTAGTGGAGAACCTGCAAAAGGCTTTCCACGACTTCAAGGCCGAGCATACCAAGCAGCTCGAGGAAGTGAAGAAGGGCAACAACGACGCCCTCCAGGCGCTGAAAGTCGAAAACATCAACGCCGACATCTCCAAACTGCAGAGCGCGATTGACCAGATCAATGTCGCGCAGGCTGCTGCCCAAATGGGCGGTGCTGATAGCCGCGTGAAGGACAAGGAATACACCACAGCATTCCACGCCCACATGCGCAAGGGCGAGGTGCAAGCTTCCCTGAACAAGGGCGCTGCCGACGAAGGCGGCTATTTGGCCCCGACCGAATGGGACCGCACGATCATCGATAAACTGGTGCTCGTATCCCCGATGCGCCAGCTCGCTACGGTGCAACAGATCAGCACAAATGGCTTCACGAAGCTGGTGAACCTGAAGGGCACTGCTTCCGGCTGGGTTGGCGAGACTGGTGCCCGCAGCGAGACTGCCACTCCGGAATTCGGCTCAGTCAGCTACACCACAGGCGAAATCTACGCGAATCCGGCCGCCACACAGGGCATGCTGGATGACTCCGCGATAAATCTGGAAGCTTGGCTGGCTGGCGAAGTCGAGCAGGAATTTGCCAAGCAGGAAGGCGCTGCCTTTATCAGTGGCAACGGTACAAACAAGCCCCAGGGCCTGCTGAATTACGCCACTGGCGGCAGTGCAGCTTCCGCTCATCCGCTCGGCGCGATTGGTGTGGTCGGCTCTGGCAGCGTTGGCGCGATTACCTCCGATGCCATCCTGGATCTGATCTTCGCACTGCCGACCGCCTACACTCTGGGCGCTCGCTTCGCGATGAACCGTTCCACCGAAGGCCGGATCCGCAAGCTGAAGGATGGTCAGGGCAACTACCTGTGGCAGCCGTCCACCCAAGCAGGTTCGCCGGCGACACTGAACGGCTATCCAATCACGGAAATGCCCGACATGCCCGACGTTGCTGCAAATGCACTGTCGATTGCGTTCGGTAACTTCGCTCGCACTTACCTGATCGTCGACCGCGTCGGTGTTCGCGTGCTGCGCGATCCGTTCAGTAACAAGCCGTTCGTGCAGTTCTACACCACCAAGCGTGTAGGCGGCGGCCTCCTGACTCCGGAGCCGATGAAGTTTATGAAGATCGCGGCTTCGTAATAGCAGCGTGACACGAAAGGCCCGGCTAACCCCGGGCCTTTTCTTTTGGAGCAGCCGATGAAACTCATCAAACCATTCCGAGGCGTGCCGAACGGCGAGATTTACCCCGTCGATTACAAGCCTGGCGACGAATGCCCGGTAGAACTACTGGATGCAGCTATCCACTTTGGGGCCGTTGAGACCGCCAAAGAAGAAGGCACAAAGACACCGAACAAGGCGAAAGCAAAATGACATTCGTGACGCTCGATCAGGCAAAAGACCATTTGCGGGTGACGGAATCCGACGAGGACGCCGACATTTCCCTCAAGCTGGAAGCGGCCGAGGGCCATGCGATCGAGTATCTGAATCGTCACGTTTACGCCGACCAGGCAACGCTGGATGCGGCGAAAGCTGCGGCGCCGGCTGCACTGAGCGCGGCAACCACGGCTTATGAGGCGGCGATGGATGCGGCCGAGGCAATGGAAAACTGTGTCGAGCGGGACGTTGCCACGCTGGCAGCCTGCGAGGAGTACGTAAAGGCCCAATCCCAGGCAAAGCGCACGTACCGCGGCATCGTCATCAACGACCAGATCAAAGCTGCCGTCCTATTGACCTTGGGCCATCTGTACGCGAACCGGGAAGACGTCGTAACTGGTGTCACGGTGACCGAAATGCCTTTGGGAGCAAAGAACCTGCTGCGCCCGCTCCGCGTTATTCCCGGGGTGTGACATGCGCGCAGGGACGTTGAACAACAAGGTCACGATCCAGCAGCAGGCCAGCACACAAGACGATTGGGGCCAGCCGCTTAATACATGGACCGACATTGCCACAGTTTGGGCCGACATCCGTCACCAAAGCGGCATAGAGACGATCAAGGCCGACTCGCCGGTATCGGTGGTCAAGGCAAGCATCCGGATTCGCTACCGGACAGGCGTCGATGCGGGAATGCGCGTGTTACACGGAACGACTGCCTACAACATTAATGCCGTCTTGCCTGATGTATCGAAGAAGCAGTACCTCGACCTGGTCTGCGAGGTTGTAAGTGGCTGATGGACTGCGTATTAGCTTCGATACAAAGGCATTGGAAGCTGAGTTGGACAACATCACGGCAAAGGCCGAAGAGTTCGTCCGACCGGCGGCACAGGCCGGTGCAGCGGTCCTTTACGGAGAGGTGAAACTGCGAGTGCCAGTCGGCGAAAAGCCGCACATTTTCTACGGCACGCACCAGAGGTACCGCTTCGAGGCAGGGGCGCTTCGAGACAGCATCTACCAGGTGTTCTCGAAGGATAACTCTGGCAACGGGCGGGCGACGTACCACGTCGCATGGAATCACCGAAAAGCACCGTACGGATTTATGGTCGAGTTCGGAACGAGTCGGGCGCCGGCGCATCCGTTCTTGCGGCCGGCTTACGATGCAGCAAAGGACTTGTCCTTGACGGTCGCGAATGACAAGTTTGCAGAGCTGATGGAACGCGCACTGCCGGGGATTAGGAAATGACAGTCGAAGCAGACATTTTCAACCTGCTCAAGGGGTTGACAAGCAACCGGGTATATCCGGACGTGGCGCCTGCCGATGCGGCTAAGCCGTACATCGTTTATCAGCAGGTTGGCGGCGAGGCTGTCGTCTTCATAGACAACGCAGTACCCAGCAAGCAGAACGGCCGCTTCCAGATTTCAGTGTGGGCAGACACGCGCGCGGCAGCCGCGGCAATGGCGCTGCAGATCGAAAACAGCATGACCGCAGCAACAGCATTCCAGGCAAGGCCCCTCGGCGCACCGATCGCACGATATGAGGCGGATGGTCCGGTGTATGGCGCCCAGCAGGACTACAGCATCTGGTCCGATCGATAAAGACTTAGGCCGAAAGGCCTCTCAGTAGAGCCGCTCAGGAGCAATCCTCGGCGGCTTTTTTGTTTCCGCTACTTATTCGAGTGGCGTTTTCTTGCCCCCTTCGCGGGGCTTTTTTTATGCCCATGCGGGCAAGAAAGGTATGAACCATGGCTGTATCTCTCCCGAACGGCGTAACGATTGCGCTGCAAACGGCGGTCGGCTCGTCGCTGACTATCTCCGCTCTGACCAATGCCAATCCGGCGGTCGCAACCTCGACGGCACACGGCCTGAGCAATGGCGACATTGTCGTCATCACCAGCGGCTGGTCTAAGCTGAACGACCGCGTTGTCCGCGTGTCTGGCGTCACTGCGAACACCTTCAACCTCGAAGGCATCGACACCTCCAGCACTGCCAACTACCCGGCCGGCAGCGGCACCGGTAGTGCAAAGAAGGTCACGACCTTCACGCAGGTTGCGCAGATTCTGGAATGCTCGACCAGCGGCGGCGAAATGCAGTTCACGACGTATTCGTTCCTGGAAAACGACTTCGAGACCCAGCTCCCGACGCAAGCGAGCCCGATGACGCTGTCGCTGACCATCGCCGACGACCCGGCACTCGCCGGCTATACCGCGCTCAAGAACGCGGCAGAGGCACGCGACATCCGCGCGCTCAAGGTCACTTTCCCGAACAACGCGACGGCTTACTACAACGGTTACGTCAGCTTCAACGAAACCCCGTCCATGACCAAGAACCAGGTGATGGGTGTGCAGGCAACGTTCTCGCTGCTGTCCCGTCCGGTCCGCTACTCCGCTTAATCGGGCACGCGCCCATCACTGAGCACCGACCGGGCTGCTGTCTTCCTTCGCGGGAAGCGGCGGCTCGGCACGGGCAAGTCAATCCCGCGAAAGGTTAGAAATCATGGCAAAAGCAAAACTGGTACTCACCGCAAACCCGACTTTTAAGGCGAAGGTCGCAATTCCTGTCCCTGGCGCCGGCACGACGGACGTTGAGTTCATCTTCAAGCACCGTACGAAAGATCAGCTCAAGGAATTCATGGATTCGAATGATGGCAGGAGCGACGTCGAAGTGATCACGGACATGTGCTCCGGCTGGGACCTGGCGGAGCCGTTCGATGAGGAAAACGTTGAAAAGTTGGTGCAGGTCTACGTCGGTTCTGCACAAGCAATCTTCGAAACCTACCTCAGTGAGTCGACCGGAGCGGGGCGCCGCGTAAAAAACTAGAAGCGGCGGCAAGGGCGCTCTACGAGCCGGAGCCAGACGCCAAAGAACTCGAGATGTTCGGGCTCACCCCGGATGATGTAATCGAGACTGTGGAAATCTGGCCTGAGCATGCAGAGGCCCTTGAACTTTTCCGCCGTATGTCGACACAGTGGCGCGTCGGCGCTGGAGGCGCGACAGGATTAGATTACGTCGTTTTGTACCGGATGATGGACCGGATGAACCTAACAACGGACCGGTACGACGAGCTGGAAGAGGAAGTCGGAATTATGGAGCGTGCGGCCTTGGCGGTAATGCACAAGCAAACCTGAGGGCGCTGAGCATTTGCCAGCCGAATTGAGTTTGTTGCATTGTAGTAACATACCTCTTTCGAAAGGAGGGGGTATGGAGTTCTTAGCGCTGGTTTGGTTTGGCTCTGCGATATTTTGCTGGATTGTTGCGAACAGCCAAGCCCGGTTTGCAGGCGTTTGGTTTCTTCTTGGCTTAGCGTTTGGTCCGATCGCGTTGATTGCTCTTGCTCTTCTGCCGAAGAAAACCGGTTCGGTTGGAGAGCCAAGGCCGGCAACCCATGTGAAATGTCCAGACTGCCGCGAATTTGTGTTGAAGGATGCCCGGGTGTGTAAACACTGTGGTTGCAAATTGATTCCGCAATAACTGTAGGACGAACATCAAAGAAACCCGCTGATTCAGCGGGTTTTTTATTTGGTAGCTCGCTTCGGCGGGCTTTTTTTATGGGCAGACGAAATGTCAGGTGATTTGAAAGCGCAGATTGAGATTTCTGCTGACGCGTCGGGCGTTGAAGCCGGTGTCGGCCGTGCGAAGAGGTCTTTGAACGACCTTGGAGCGTCTGCTGCGGCTTCTGGCAAGTCTGCAGCGGCTGGCTTTGCGAAGATCGGGGAGAATGCGGCTGGATCGGCCGCGAAGGTCGACGCGGCGACACGTAACCAAATCAACTCGATTCAGCGCTTGATTGCCGCAACGGAGGCGGGAGACAAGTCCAGTCGGCAGTATCAGGAGTCTTTGGCTCGACTCCGCGGTGCTGACCTGAATGCATTGCGGCCCTACCTTGATCAACTAGACGCCGTCAACGCAAAGCAGAAGCACGCCGAGGAATCGGCTAACGGATTTGGCCGCGCCCTTGGTTCCATTGCAGATTACGCGAAGGCCGCTGCAGCGGGCCTTGCGGCTGCGTTCAGCGTCGGCGCAATCATCGGCAGGGTCAATGAGGCGCTCGATACGCTTGCAAAACTTGATGACGTCTCGCAAAAAACAGGCTCTAGTATCGAGAACCTGAGTCGGCTGCAAAAAGTATCAAGTGCCTTTGGCCAAGACTTCAATAACGTAGATTCCGCACTATCGAAACTTGCCAAGGGCATGGCAACGGTCGACAGCGAAACGAACAAGACCAATAAGGCTCTTGCTGCTCTCGGCGTAAAGTCTAGGGACGCCGCCGGCGCGTTGCGTGACCCGTCTGAACTGATGGTCGAAGTGGCCAAACGGCTTCAGGACTATCAGGACGATGCAAGCAAGGCCGCTCTTGCAACGGATCTGTTCGGCAAAGCAGGTGCTGATCTTATTCCGTATCTGAACGATCTGGCGGAAAACGTAGACAAGTTCAGCGGTGCGTCTGAAAACGCTGCAAAGCGAGCATCTGAGTTCCAAGACAAGCTTGGAATCATGCGCGTCAAGTCGGACGATCTCTACACGGCCATTGCAAGCGACCTGCTGCCGACGATGATCGATTTCGTTGATGCGCTTGGTGACGCGAAGAGGGAAAGCGATCAGCTTACGACCGGAAGCTCTCTAACGTCTTGGGCCGATGACCTCGCGGTCGGACTTGCGCGTGTTGTCGACGTTGCCAAGCTGCTTCCCTCTGTGTTCAAGGCAATCGGCGGGAGTTTCGAGGTCGTCGGCGCGGACATCAACGTCGCCGCAAAGAAGCTGATCACGATGAACCCGCTTGCCTTCGCGCAGCAGGTCGCGCGTGGAGAGAATCCCCTAGCTGATTTGGCCAAAGCGCGCCAGGAGCGCGACAAGGTTCTTGCTGAGGCTAACGCGGCATACGACCGGCTGTGGAACAACCCTGCTAACAGCATGGAACAAGCAATGCTTGGTCGTATTGCAGGAAGGAACACACGAGGCGAGGATGCAATAGACGCGCTCGGTAAGCTAATGCTCGGCGGCGGCCAAAAGAAGACCCTTGGTTATACCACCGGCACTGCTGGCACGCAGCAGCTTTCCGAATACCAAAAGCTGATCCAGACGATCAACGAAAAGATCGCTGCGGAGAGGCTTGAGCTTGAAAGCTCGACAGAACTGTCTGCGGGTCAGAAGTTGGCATCGCAAGTCATGGTCAGCCTTCGTGACAAAACGATCGAGCTCACAGAAAAAGAGAAGATTCGCGTCAGCGGATTGCTCGAGGATTTGATCGCCACCGAGAAAAACAACGAGGCGAAGAAAAAGGCGCTCAAGGTCCAGGCGGAGCTTTCGGCAGAAATCGCGAAGTGGAACAACGCGACGCTGTTCGACCAGGCGTCCTTGGAAGAGGAAATTGCGATGTTCGGCAAGTCAGCCGAGGCTCGCAAGGTCCTTGTCGCCCAACTAAAGGTGGATGCAGAGGCTCGGGAGCGGATCGATTCGATTCGCAAGAACGGGGCCCTGCCGGACGAAATCGCACTTATTCTGCTTGAAGCCGAGGCGCGGAAGAAGAACATTGCCGCCATTCAAGGTGAGCAGCAGGCGATCGCCGGCGCAGAGCAACTGCGTCAAGAAAACAAGCGTTTTACCGCAAACGCACTAGCCGACGAGGAAGCGCGCGCGGCCGCATTGCTCGACATCGACGCCGAACTGTGGCGCGAACGTATCCGACTGGCAGGCGAGGGGACGGAAGCGCAGAAGCTGCTCCAGACGCAGTTCGACCAGTGGTATGCGAACCGGCAGATGGAGCCGGTCCTCAGCCGGTGGAAGACCATCATCTCGAATCTCGACAACGATTTCCGGGAAGGTTTCCGGGACATGCTTACGCATGGCGAGAATGCTTGGAAGTCGTTCAGCAAATCCATCGGAAACACACTCAAAACGGCGCTTGCCGATGCTCTTTACCAGACCTTCCTAAAAAAGTACGTAATCCAGATTGTGGCAAGTGTTGCTGGAGTGTTTTCTGGACCGGCTGTCGCGAATGCTTTGACAGGGAGAACCGGCGACACAAGCAACCTGATGCAAAGCGGGGATCTCTATTCGATGGGGAAAACGCTCTGGAATGGTTTTTCCACGGGCTTCGAGGGTGGATTCTCGGGAATGTTGAGCCGCGCCTGGCAAAACACGGGCATCTCAGGCATGGGAAATGGCACTCCGTCAGGCTGGGTGTCAGCAGAAGGCGGGACTGGGTTCGCTGGTGGAATGGCTACAGATGGCCTCTCCCTCAGTGGCCTCGCGAGCATGGCTGGGAATGCATTCCTCGGGTACGGTTTGTCGAAGGGCCTCAGCGGCGGCTATAACGTCAAGGGGGTGAACGAGGTTGCCGCAATTGCGAGCGCATTTGCGGGGCCGCTTGCTGGTGTGGTCGGAGCCGCGGTCAACCGGGCATTCGGCTCGAAGGTAGTCGGCTCCGGTGTAATGGGGACGATCACTGAAGATCAGTTTGCGGGCAACGCCTACCAGTTCAAGAAGGGGGGCTGGTTCAAGGGGGACAAAACTGTCCCGTCCGCCCTTGATGCCGAAGTGAACTCGGTTTTCACCAACGCCATCAAGGGCATGTACCAAAACTTCTCGAATCTCGGGGAGGCGGTCGGTGCCGGCGGCGAACTGTTGAAGGGCTTCAGCTACGAATTCCGACTGGCACTTGCCGACCTGGATGCGGCCGGCAAGGAGAAGGCGATTCAAGCCGCACTTGCGCGCGTGTCCGACAGCATGGCACAAGCCTTTGTCGATACCTTCCGGACGTCGATCGACACGGCACAGCAACAGGCCAGCCGGTACTACACGAACACGAAAGATGGCGAGCGGTCCTTTGCGGGCGTCGTCGTCGACCAAACGCGCATTTCATCGCCACTGGATCCATTCATCGACGACATGATCCGGATTTTCGATGCCCAGCGCGCGCAGCTGGCCGGCGTATCGGAAAGCGAAGGCAAGCTGGCGGCATTTACGCAGGCATTGTTCGGCTTGGGCGATGGATTGGTCGAGAACGCTGGATACCTGAAGGTCTTTGGCGAGGCCCTGGACTTCAAGAAGCTGGAGGTAGCGGCGAAGTCTGGCGAAACGGTAATCGATGCCTTTGCTCGTCTCAACACTGTGTTTGCCGCGACCAACGCTGTCGCGGTAACGCTTGGTCAGAACATGGATTCGGCATTCGGTTCTCTCGGGTTGGCTTCGACAGATGCGCGCCAGCGTGTGATTGATCTTGCCGGTGGCATCGATGCGCTTGCATCCGGAACGACCTTCTTTGCACAGAACTTCCTGACCGAAGCAGAGCAGATTGCCCCCACGATCAAGGCAGTCCAAGATCGGATGGCGGAACTTGGCTTCGCCAGCGTCGACACGAAAGACGAGTTCAAGGAGCTGGTGAGGGGTCTCGACCTTGGCTCCGAAGCCGGGGCAAAACTTTATGGGCAATTGCTGGCGGTTGCGCCTGCGTTTGCCCAAGTGGCCGACTACAGCAAAAGGATGGCGGACGAGGTGATCGAGAACGCCAAGCGCGAGGCGGACGCAAAAAGGGACGCAGCACGATCTATCTTGGATAACGCCATGCTCGGCGTAGATTCTGCCTTTGCGGCCGTGCAACGCTCGATCGACGCGGATCGCAAGAGCATTACAGCCAGCTACAACGACGCCGTGAAGCTGGTCAACGACCGTATTAAGGACGTCACAGGGTCGGTAGGAAAGCTATTCGGTCTGTCGACCTCACTGAAATCGACGCTTGACCGGATGCGCCTGCCAAGCGAACGTGCATCCGATCGTGCGACGGCGTCGGCCGAGATTGAAACGGCCCTGGCAATTGCACGCGCTGGTGGCGTGTTCCCCGATGCGGACCAACTGTCGAACGCACTGAACATCATTTCACAGCCAGCCGAAGACCTGTACTCCAGTTTCATCGATTACCAGCGCGACCAGCTGATTCAGCGGGCGAAAGTTGAGGAACTGGCGAAACTGACCGGCAACCAGCTCACCGTTGAAGAAAAGACTCTGAAGACCCTGGAAGACCAGCTGAAGTCGACGGAGTCGGCCTACAAAGACCAGATGTCCCGCTTGGATCAGGAACTGGCCTATGCGCAACAGCAGGTGGACACGCTGCGCGGGATTCGCACCGATCTCATGCCACTTCCGGCCGCACTGGCTGCCCTGAGTACAGCGATAGGCAAGGCCGCGACGGCGCAATCCGTGATTTCCGGACAGACGGGGACGCTCCCTGACTCGGTCACCGGCCTGTACTCCAACATCCTCGGGCGCGCGCCGGATGCGGCCGGCGCTGCATTCTGGCAAAACGCGCTGGCCACTAACCCGAAGGGTTGGGATGGAGTGGTCAAGGACTTCATCAACGGGGCGCTCTCTGGAGGAACGACCGAAGACAAGATCAAGGCATTGGCGTATGCGAAAGCCAATAAGCTACCTGGATTTGCAGTTGGCACCAGCTACGTCCCCTACGACATGCCGGCGATTGTTCACAAGGGTGAAGAGATTACACCTCGACCATATGTCGACATGCAGCGTGCGGACCGCGAGCGGACGAACGCTTTGCTCGAACAATTGGTCGACGAGAACAAAAAACTGCGCGTCGAACTGGAGCAGGCAAAGGACAGCATCAAACAGATGGCTGATCAGTTCGACAACGTGACAGAAGGCGGTAACGCCATGCGTTCGGAGGTATTGGCATGACGGCAAGCGCGCGGGTGATGGTCCCGATTGCGATCACGACAAGCATGATCAAGTCCGGCACCACGATTGCGGAACCGGACACCGGAACTGGCGAAGTCGCATGGGTGTCAGGTGGAACGTACACTGCCGGCCAAGAGCGAACGTATGGTGGCTCTATCTGGGCATGTTCCACGAATCACTCCGGGCGCACTACGACGCCAGACCTCGATACGCAATACTGGTCTCGCCTTGGGCCGACTAACCGAATGGCGGCATTTGATGACTATGCCAACACGAAAGCCGTCGCCACTGGATCGCTCACGTACGTTATCCAGCCTGGGTTCTTGAACGGTTTGGCCATCTATGGCATGGAAGGCGCTGCCTACAGCATCACAGTCAAAGACGCTCCCGGCGGCACTGTGATTGCGTCCTGGAGTGGTGATCTGTACGACCAGGCCTCCGGCCTGTACGAACTGCTGTTCGCACCGCTGCTGCAATTGACGCAACTTTCGTTTGATGACATCCCGCTTGCGCCGAATGCTGAGGTGACCATCACCATTTCTTCAAATCCTGGGGGGCGGGTCGCGATCGGCTCCATCAAGTTGGGTGACTGGAGGCGCTTCCTCGGCGATGGGACGATTGGCGGTACTGAGTATGGTGCGTCGTCCGATCGCAAGAGCTATACGTTCCGCCAGTACAACGCGGACGGCACCTACAAGCTCATCAAGCGTGCAAGCAGCCGCAACGTCAGTTGCAGCGTGTTGATCGACGCCGAGCAAGCAATGTATGCAGACGCGATCCTGGGCGAAATCATCGATACGGCGGTTCCGTTCGAGGCCAGCGGCCTTCCGCGCTATGGGTACCTCAACACTCTGGGCTTTGTCTCCGGAAGCATCCGCGCCGACAGCTTCGGTGTGACATCTATCAACCTGAAAATTGAAGGGAACATCTGATGGCCATCCAGCCGGTACCAAGCATGACTACTGTCCCGCCATTTCCTTCCTTGGCGGACCGTGCTGCTGGGACGTACAACATCAAGGCATACACGTTCGGCACTCACATGGCGGGCACGTTCAATACTGAGCTTCTTGCGGTGGCGAACAATGTCCTGAACAACGCGACAGAAGCGGAAGCGAGTGCCGCCACAGCCACCACCAGGGCCGCAGAGGCATCAGCATCGGCTAATGCTGCCGCAGCCACGGCCGGCGCGGCCATGTGGGTATCTGGCAGCTACACGACAGGACAAGCTGCTATTTCCCCGTCTAATCTGCAGACCTACCGCAGGAAGGCGCCTGGTGGCACATCGCCCACCGATCCAGCGTCGGATTCGACGAACTGGGAGGCACTTGGAGGTGTGACGGCGACAGGGGCAGTGACGCTCGCAAACAAGTCTCTTCAAGACTCAACGACATTCATAGTCGATGATTCTGACGCCACAAAGAAGGTGCAATTCCAAGTTTCCGCAGTCGCAACCGGGACCACGCGGACTGTCTCGATTCCGAACAAAAGCGGCACGATGGCCATGCTTGACGACATCCCTGCCGCTAGTCCGGCTGGATTGACTCTCATAGCCACCGCAACAGCCGCGAATTCGGCAACGATTGATTTCACCGGCATTAATAGCACGTATGACGAGTATTTGATCGAGGTGCTTAATGCCATTCCAACAACGAATGGTAATGCTCTATATATGCGCACTTCGACCAATGGCGGGTCGTCCTACGATAACGGCACGGCAAACTACAAGTGGGTGTACCAGGGGCATTCCGCCGCTAATACGGCCGCAAACGGCGCGGCTTCTAGCGCGACGGAGATCAATCTTGCAGCGTTGGGCATTGGTACTAATGCCAACGACGTTGGCGCAAGTCTATCCATTCATCTGATCCGTCCGAGTGTCTCCCAGTACTGCCAGATTCACTGGAGTGGATGCATCCATGACGGATCTGCTGAGCTGTACACAGTGCAGGGGGCGGCGATGCGACTATCGGCCAACGATGTGGACGCGATTCGATTCCAGATGTCTGGAAGCACAATCGAAAGCGGTGTGTTCAAACTCTATGGCATAAGAAAGACGGTGTGATATGGCTTTGACGAAACTTGTAAACGGCAGGCCGGTTGAGATGACGCCGGAGGAAGAGGCAGCGTTTTTGGCGGAGCAAGAAGCGAACGCCGCACGGATTGCCGTCCCACAGATTGTCACCATGCGGCAGGCTCGCCTTGCATTGCTCGAGGTGGGTTTGCTGGATCAGGTGGCGACGAAGATTGCCGCGCTTCCCAGCCCACAGAAGGAAGCCGCCCAGATCGAATGGGAGTATTCACAGGAAGTGCATCGGAACAAGGAGCTGGTCGGCGTTCTGGCGCCCATGCTCGGACTTACCGATGCGCAGATCGACCAATTATTCATCAAGGCAGCAACTTTGTAGGGGGTGACATGGCGGCGCGTGGATACTTTAGGAATGTCCTGATTGGCATCGACCAACTTGCGAACGCAGCAACGGGAGGATGGCCCGACGAAACGCTTTCGTCACGCTGCGGCCGGCTCGGCCACCGCTACCCGTACAAATTCTGGAAGGTTCTGATCGACGCCTTGTTCTATCCGTTCCAAGGGCCGAACCACTGCGTGAACGCGTACAAGAAAGAGCTAACGCGATACCACTTCGCGCCTGAGATGCGCAAGTAACCACTCCAAACCCGCCTCGTGCGGGTTTTTTATTGACCTCAACAAAAAGAAGGCCATGAAGATGAAAGAAGAATTGTCCACTGCGGCGGCGAAGGCTGCGCCTCCTGTTGCCGTCACGGGGTCGAGCGTCTTTCTTGATTTGACGCTGAACGATTGGGTGGCCATTGCGACATTAGCCTATCTGGCTCTTCAGGCGTTCTTCTTGATTCGTAATGAGCTGAAAAAGCGTGGGAAGAAATGAGCAGGGTGAAAGTAGCGGCACTGTCGCTGTCAGCGGCAGCGCTGGTCGGGCTTGCGGTGAGCGAAGGGTATGAGCCTGTGGCCCGACCGCCTCTCCCTGGTGATAAGCCTACGCTCGGATTCGGTGCTACCGAGAACGTCAGGGCAGGGGAGACGACGACGCCGGTTCGCGCCCTGGTCCGACTGCTGAACGACTCGAGCAAGTACGAAAAGGGCGTTCAACGGTGTGTCAAAGTCCCGCTCTATCAGCATGAGTTCGACGCCTATGTGTCGTTCGCCTATAACTTGGGTGTGGATGCGTTCTGCAATGCCGGGTTCGTGAAAAAGCTGAATGCCGGGGATTACGAGGGGGCCTGCAATGGACTGGCTTATCACTCGGATGGACGGCCGGCGTGGTCTCACTTTCAGGGCAAGTTCATCTCCGGCCTGCACGCGCGCCGCTTGCGGGAGCGGGATCAATGTCTCGGGAGGTCGCAATGAATCTCAAACTCGCAGCCGCTGCGGTCGTCCTGGTTGCTCTGGCCGGCACCCATTGGAAAGCCTACGACCTCGGCAAGACCAAGATCCGCGCCGAGTGGCAGGCCGAAAAGCTCCAGCTGGAGCAACAGGCCGAGAACAACCGCCTACTTGCACAGTCCCGCATCAACAAGATCGACCGCGCTGGCGCCGCCCGGGCCAAGAAGCAGGCCGATGTCGACCAATCCACTCTTGCGAAGGGAGATCAATATGCGCCTTCAACTTTGCCTCTGTTGCCTGGTTCTGTCCGCGTGTTCCACGACGCCGCAGCCACAGGCCAAAAAATTGACGATTCCCGCACGGCTTCTGCAGTCCCCGTCCCCGCTTCTCATCTTGCCATTACCTCCGCACGAAATTACACCATCGCCCGAAGAGATCAGGCAACTTTAGAAGAGCTGCAAGCGATCGTGAAGGCTTCCGGCTGTTTCGATGTGGAGGAATGATGGCATCTAGCAACAAAAGTTTGCCAGCCTCTAAAACCTCACCCCCGCCGGCCGCCACTCATCGACCGCGTGATAAATAGGCTGCCGAACTTCGTTGTTCTCGTCCTTGAAGCAGAACCGGAATGTGTGTGCGCTCCAAGTGGCCTCGTATTCCTTACCATCAATGCTGATGATGCACAGTTCGTCGTGCTTCAGGCGCCAGAGGGCGCTTTCGGGTGGCGGGCGGTCAAACATCGTCCAATTCCTTGAAATGCTGCGTCCTAGCTGAAAGGCGCTCCGGCTTGACGTGTCGAACGGAAACGGTCTCGCCAAGCAGCGCCAGTATCGTAACCCGCTTTTCCGTTGCGCTGCGAACGACCGCCGGCACAAGTACCGAGCTTCCCGGCGCGTTCTCGAATCGCCACATTACCCTGTCGCCTTTCTTCCAGTTCATGCGGGTATTTTAGGCTTGCTGCTGGCGGGCGGCGTCGATGGCGGCGCGGATGGACAACGCAGGGAAGTTGTGGTCCATCAGCGCGGCGCGGTTGTGGTTCATGTCGAACTTCCAGCCGTACACTGTGCCATTGCGTTCGTTCGTCCTTCGGTTCACTTCATCAAGCCAGTTCAAGCGCTCCGCATCCTTCCGCGCCTCCTCCAGCTCTGCCCGCAACCTCGCACACTCATCCAGCCTTTTACCGTGTTCCGTCATCATGCCGTTTAGCTGCTGGCGGAGGGTTTCGAGGGCGTTGGCCGCTTCGGTCATATCCTTCGCAAGATCGCCGGTTACGCCGCTCACAGGACAGGCAACGCCGTAGCGCAGGCGGTTTATCAAGTCGTCAATGTCCATGCCTCAGTCCTCTCTTTCAACAGCCACGCACTTGAATGTTTCTTTGTCCACGAAGAAGCCGCCGAGCCGCTTGCATTCGGAAGCAATCGTCTTGTGCGCAATGATCCAGCCAATTTGGTAGCCGGTGTAGCCCGCAATGCAAATCCAGAATAAGGTCATCTCTCATCCTTCAGGGTGTGGGGCGGCCTGTTTGCGGGAGTCTTTGTGCAAAATTTCGATTTCGTCAACCGAGTTTTTGTGCAAATTCGGCAAATCGTCAACCTGCTGACGTGCGACAAGCCTCTCCCTGTACCTCCATTGTGCGCCGCCGTAGCCAATAATTTCCTTGCGCTCGACGGTTTCGGCGATCACCCATGCGTGTCTACCGTCTGCCATTTCAACCTGCACAGGGTGCCACGCAAACCATGATTCCCACTTCTCTCGTAGCTGCATTGAACTTTGGTATATCCTCATCCTTCCTCCTGTTGTGCTGCGGGGTGGGCGGGGACCTCTTCGCCAAACTTGCTCGCAACGTAGGCGCGCATGGTGGCGATGAGCGGGGTGGAGCCGTAGCCATAGACCGGAAAAAGGCCGCCGGCGTCAACGAAGATTTGCGCAGACCAACCTTCGTGGGTTGGTTGCAACCGAATTAACTCGCGTTCGATGATCGGGCCGCCGTGCCCCCATGCTTGAGACGGGGACCATTCGCTGGCCTTCCCGTGGCGCTCGATGAAGACGCCAGCCTGAATCCCTTGCAGGCCGACAGTCGCAACAGCGCGCTCAAACGATTCGGCAAACACTGCGCCATTCCCGGGCCAGTTTTCCCCGCAGATATAGACAGGGATGCCTTCCGCCTTCGCCACCCAGTAATCCAGCATTGCGCCGGACAGTTCCGACACCTTCATCATCCCTCCCTTGCCTCGCGGCGAAAAATTGCAAACCAACATTGAGCTTTGTCTAGGTGCTAACTCCACCTTCGTGCGATAAAAGGCAAACCGCGCGTCAAAAATCCAGTTGTAACTCATTGATTTCTATAGTTACATACAGTGCTGTATGGGGTACTGTATAAACACCAACGAAAGCGACGTAACCCCATGAATACAAAGGAAAAAACATCAATACTCTTCGTCTGCATGGGCAGTATAAGGATTTGGCTGCCGAGCTAGATTTCATGCGGGTTCCCGCCCATCGTACAAAAGTCGTCCAATATTCGTCCAAAATAATTTCAACCTACCCCGACATCTAGCCAGTCGGAACCGCGCGAATCCGCATACATCGACGTCATCTTTTCGGACTTGTGGCCGAGCAGTTTCTGAGCGAACGGCCGGCCATATTCCTTCTCGTATAGGCGTTCCGCCAGCGAGCGGATTTCATGGAAGGTCGGCGGCTCCTTTCCTTCCTGCCAGGTGATGCCAGCCTTTGTACGGGCCTTGGCGAATCCCTTGGAGATGGTGTCTTTCCAGACGGGATCGCCTGCCTTGCTCAGCGTTGTGTTTTTCGGGTGGTGGATCAAGTATTGGCTCACCACGTTATCCCGGCACTGCTTGATGACATCGCCAACGGTCAGCCCAATCGCGGCGAGGCGCAGGGTAAGGTGAATTCGAATCTTCATCCCGGTCTTGCCCTGTTCAACATACCAGCAGCCGTCTTTGACGTCGGAAAATCGAGCGAGGGCGAGGTCTTCCCGGCGCTGTGCAGACACAAGTGCGAGGTTCATTGCGTTCGCCAGCCAGCCCTTTGCGTGCGCCCGGATCGCCAGGAACTGCTCTAGCGATAGTCGATCGCGCATAACCTCGACTTGAGCCTTGCGTGTGACGGTAACAGGATTGAAGCTGCTATCCACAAGTCCCTTTGTCGCTGCCTCCCGGAACATATCCTCAAGGTAGCTGCGAATTTGCACGCTCATCCTCGGGCCTCGGTTCTCGGTGGCGTGATCAAGGAATTCGGACACATCCTTGGTCGTGACGCGATCAAGCGGCTTCTTGGCAAACTCTGCTGCGCGAATCGCTCGAATGCAGGTCTTGAGCGTTGCGATGGTGTTTGCGGCGGCGCCGCGCGTGTCAATGTAAATGCCCTGGTACTCCAATGCCCAATCTGACATGGTCTTGCCGTCCTTGCCCATTACCCAATCCGCGAGATTCAGTTCGCCAGCTGCGGCGAGGGCGGCATTTGCCAAGCGGGCCTGCCGGAAGGCGTCCTGCCTGTCGCGGCCAAGCCCCTTGGTTTTCCCGTTCTCCGGGTTCCTGTACCAGAAATAGCCGTCCGGCTTGCAGTACAGGTTCGGCGGGAAGCCCTTACGCTTCGAATCGCGTCTGCGTGCGTTCATTCATCACCCTGATATTCGGCATTGGCCGGCACAAACCAGTTTTTACCAACTTTCGTCGCTTTGGGGTAGATCCGGCCTTCGTGAATCCAGCGGCGCAGAGTGTTCGGATGCGGAATCCGCAAGTCGAACTTCTGCTTTGCCCACTCAATGACCGGTATCAGTTTTCCTGGTGCGATAGCGCTCATTCTTCCCTCCGTTGCCTATGCGGCTTGCTTCACTGACCTGGTGAGGTCGTCTACTGATTGAATCCGGCGGCCGATCCAGGACATCACATTTACGGCCATCGAGTTCCCCAACGCCTTATAGCGCGGCCCGTCCTTTGCCATGCTGCGACCGACGGGGACCAAGGTGTGCTGATCGGGGAAGCCCTGAAGGCGCTCACATTCCATCGGCGTGAGGCGCCGGACCTGCATATCGACCATTACAGCCTGGTGCCCGCCGCCGTTCTGGTGCGAGTTGGCGTGCCCCATGCTGCGCATCGTCGAGGCGACATCGCCGAGTCCGAACCCAGCTTGGCCGGATGCTTTGCAGTCGAAGGCAACCGCTTGAACCTCTGCTCGCGCCTCCAGCGTGTAGGTAACGCCATCGGTCCGAATCCCGGCGCCGTCGGGGCCTATGTTCGGGTTTTCCTTTATTGCCCCGGCCTGAATCGCCACCGGCACCAGCGGCGTTCCGCGCCCGGTTCCATCCTCGCTCGCGTCAAAGCCTTCGCCGCGCAGTGAATGAGCAACATACGTTTCAAGCGTAGTGTCGTGGCTGCAATTCGCTTTACCTAGAAGGGTATGGGCAACCATCGTTGTCGTTTCCCAGTCCTGAGAAGTTCCCTCGCGCGTTGCGACGCAACGCGCGACCTCAGGGGCATGGATCAGTCCGCCATCGAGGTCAAAGTCTGTTCCGAGTCCGCCACCGCCTTTAGTGCGCGAGCTAAGGGTAGGGGCAACGTCTTTCCACGCTTTTCTGCTCGGCGGAGGATTTCCGCACAGGCTTTCGCGCTCAAAAAGTACCGCTGCGGCACGGCGCCAGTCTCCAAAATATCCGACAACGAACACACGCCGACGTCGCTGAGGGACGGCGCGAGAGTGTGATTCCACTCGGACGTATTGAGCGTCAAGAACGCGGTAGGCGAACCCATACCCGAGTTCTGCCATCCCTCCGAGGAGGGTGCCAAAATCTTTTCCGCCGTTAGATGACAGGACACCGGGGACGTTTTCCCAAACCAGCCAACGGGGGCGATATTTGTCAGCAATGGCAAGATAGGTGAGCATGAGGTTGCCACGCGGGTCATCCAGTCCCTTTCGAAGTCCTGCGACGCTGAAGGACTGGCAAGGGGTTCCTCCGACAAGAAGGTCAATTGGGTCAAGATTCCACTCCTTGAATTTCGTCATGTCGCCCAGGTTCGGGACGGTCGGGTAATGGTGAGCGAGGACGGAGCAGGGGAACGGCTCGATCTCGCTAAACGCGGCCGGCTGCCAGCCGAGCGGATGCCAGGCGACGGTGGCCGCTTCTATACCGCTGCACACTGAGAGATACTTCACCCCTCCCTCCCATTCCCAGGTGCGGCGGCGATTGGCGGAGCTGGTAGTGGCATCCAGTGGGTAATCTCATCCTCTTCAACGCATTCACGCGGGAAGCAAGAGATGTAACATACGACGGCCCCGTATTCGCGACGCCTCCCATTCCATTGGGCCTTCCAAGCAAACACATTTGCACACGCTGGTGGCAACCGATCCTCCACGCTTATCCACCCTTCAGGCTGCGAGCGGCGAGCGATCTTCCACATCTCCCATGCTGCGAAGGTGCGGCCATCCTCATAGTCGCCCAGCTCGTCGCGCTTGAACTTGAATCGAGCAGAACCGAACGGGAAGCGCTCTGCATACGCTTTCTCGAAATCCGCCCGCTCTTTCTCTTCCAGTATGTCTGTCATTGTTGGACCTTTCCCCGCGCTGTCGGCGCGGCGTCGTGATCTGCTGCCCCCTGGGCAGTAGCTTTGCGCTCCACCCCGTCGACAAAACGAACCTGGAATTTCCCGCAGGTTTCGCACATCCTGACCTGAAACAATTTGCCGTCGCTGGCCCACTTGGGCGACGCCCACTTCCCAACCTTATGGAACAGTCGGCACCAGATCATTCCCCATCCTTTCCCTGCGCTGCCAGCGCTGCGTCAATGGCGTCTGTGAAGTGACCGGCAACGCTACCTTGCATGATGTTTGCGCCTTCAACTGGCGACAAGTACCGGAGTGTGAATCGCTGTGCGCCAGTATCCGTGTGTGTGCCGCCAATGTGCCGCAGGGCTTCACGCCACCTTTCTGCATCCCTCTTATCCTCCCCGCTCTGGTGGGAGAGAAGTGCATTTGCGAAATCCATCAGCTTGTCAGCCGCGAACTCGACCAGCTTTTTACCGTGCTGTTCCGTCCGCAGGTTGCCGTGCAAGACGGCCAGCCCGGCGATTTCTTGCTCGCTCAGTCCCTGCGGCTGCGCGGGTGGGCGGGAAGGACTCATCCGCCAGATTTCGCCGCACGCTTTCAGGTATTTCTTCTGCTCCGCATCCAGCAATTTGCACGCCCCACGAAATGCAGCCTCCAATGTCTGATGGCCTTCGCAGAATGGGCAAACGACAGGCACTTCATAGGCGTCCGGACCGTTGTCGCTCATCACGGTGGTTTCACCAGTGCCACGGCAATTCGGGCAATAGTCCGGCTCCGGCTGCTGCTGCTCGGCCTTGTTGCACTTGTCGTACTGGCATTCTCCACCGCAGCTATACTCAGGCATCGCTACGTCTTGTGCGAACTGACACCGATTTGCACACGGATGCTCGGCCTTGCCTTCCGGCTTATTTTCCGCTTCACGCTCTGCCGCGCTCCCGGCAGGGATGTACCCGGTGCGCTCCAATTCGCCTACGCCAGTCCACTTGCGCTGTGGCTTGTCTGCTGGCTGTGCTGACTTCAATGCACGAATGGCACTCGCAATAGTCCATGCTGACCACTCTTGTCCGAGATTGAAGCGTGCGCGTGCTGCGTCATACTCTTTATCCGCAAGGGCAGCGCATTCCTCGATAATTGCATCCCGCTCCTGCGCATCCTGCGGGGCGGTGAGGGCGCGCAGCCGATTAACCTCTTCCCATACAGCTTCCAGCTTGGCGACATGCCGCTTCAGTGCTTCTTTGTGCCATGCAAGCTCGGCTTCAAGTTCCTCCCGCTCACTGTCAGGCTGCGCTGTCGCTGCTGGTGCGGCGGAGATAGCGTCATGCAGCACATATTCAAACATCGCACGGGCTTGGTCTGCGCTAAACAGGTTCGTACCAATCGGTTCGAATTTGGTGCGTCCGTACACCGGATGCTCATAGTCGCTTTCGCGCTTGAACGAGATGCCGCAGTCCGGCGCAAAGTCCTCGGGCAGCTTCCAGCCAAGGAAACGGTCAACCATTTTCTTGATGTCGATGTTCATTTCTTGCAATCCTTTTCAGTTACCTTCTCCCGAACCCAATCCTCGAATGCTGGCGGCGTGCCGCTATAGCACATGTATGTTTGCTGGTACTCAGCTCGATAACGGTCAAGGTCGGTTTGCGTCATGCGCAGCGGCGGCTGCTTGATAATCTGGATCGTCATTGCTGTCCTCCCTGATTGGTTGCGGCGTCCGGCTTGTGCCTCTTGACCGTAACGCGATCAGCAAGGAACTCGAACCCATCCTTAACGACTTTGCGAAGTTCCTGCTGGATCATTGCCTTGGTCGCTTTCTTGTCGCCTTCCATCCAAGTGCCTTCGATGGTCACAATGAATTGCGCTTTCATGCCTGTTCTCCCTGTTGTTGAGAGGATGCGAGGGCGACACAAATAGCATCTCGCAATGCCCAGTCATACAGCTTGTTGTCGGCTTCCCGTGTTTGCGCATATCCGCACCACTCAATTTTCCAAAGGCGCGGCCAGCTAGTTGCGCTGTTTTGCTTGGCAAGCGACATAAAGAACTGCCCGATTTCGGCGTCCTCCCGCAACCCCGCGTTCTGCCGTTCCAGTTCTTCTATATACGAACCGACTCCCTCAGACACATAATGTCCTGCATCACCTATCATCACGACTTTGTTTGGACTACAGCGCTCTTCAAGCTTTCGGTTCTTTTCTTCCAGTTCATTGATCCGCTCGATTAGTGGAGCCTGTGCGGCGCGCATTTGCTCGGTTGAGTAGTAGTCGCCCATGACGAACGTGCGGCCATCTGTTGGCAGGATGTCGCCAAACGCGTCAATGCGAATATCAGGCTTCGGCAGCTCCGAGATGCGCTGTGCCAGTTGGTCGGTATTCATTACAGCTCCAGCCACTGTGCGCGCCATATCTCCCACCTCTCTTCGGAGGGCGGCTCCTTGTTTGGGCTTACGACCCACAGTTCAGGGTTTTTTGGATCGACATGCTTATAGCCGCTCTCGCAGCCATTGACGTACTCTTCGTCCCCGTCCTTCTCGGCCACATCGCACGGCATTAGATCGTCAATCGTGCATCCGCATTCGCCATCGCAGTACAGGCCGGAATAGCCTTCGGCCTTCAGTTTTGCGCGCACCTGCTCGCGCACTTCGTGAATCTCGATCACTTTCATGCTCGTGTCCTTTTGTGCCAGTTTGTCGGTATTGGTGTTAGCGGTCATGGTGAGACTCCCTAGTCTTGGCGCTCAGATGCTTCAGGAAATCGCCGAAGCTGGCGAATGCACCATCAGCATCGAGATATTCCCGGTAGCGCTGCTGGCCGCGTGTCAATTTCGGCGGCTTCGGGCTTTCGAGCGCTACGGCGTTAATGCCTTTCGGAGTCACGGAAAACCACAGCGAGCCGCCCGTCAGAAAGCTCGGTTCGTGCTCGACCATATGCCCGAGGCTGACAAGTTCCCGGCACCGGGCGATGTTCTCGCCCCCGGCAACAAAATGATTTCGGTATTGGCGACCTTGCCCGTACTGGTCGAGTCCGAGCGAGTGCTGGAGAATGTGCAGCAGCTCCGATTTCAGTGTGTCAGTCATTCCCGCCTCCTTTCTGCGCGAGGGCGGCGTACTGTTCGCGGATGCTTGCGCCGATGTCGATGTCCTCACCGACACCGTGGAAGACACACTTGTCCCATGACCGGGCGATGTGCTCGATGATCTGCTCCGCATCCTTCCCGTTCGCGCAGGGAGAGGCGAGATAGGTTTCAGCCATCTTGTAGTGGTGTAGATCAGATGCGCTCTCTGGCAGCTTCGCCCCGTTGCAAATGGCCTCGATGATCCGCTGTAGCTTGATCGCGTAATCGACTCCTTCTGGCTCATGCTCCAGCTTGGGGAGATTAGAGAGGGCGGATAGGGCTTCGCGGGCGTACTCAACTGCTTCCGATGCCTTCACATACCAGACAGTCTGGCCAAGCTGCACTCCATTCGACAGGTTAATCAGTCCTGCGGCGTCGATTACTGAAAGCAGTCCTTCCAACGCTTCCTTTGCATTGCTCAGTGCTTCGTTCATGCTTGCTCCTTGTCGGGATTCGCAGCCCATGGCTATTTGCTCCAGGCTTTCGGCTTAAGCTCTGACCGCTGCTTGGCAAGCGCCTCAATCTCATTTGCGCATGCCTCCATCAGAACCAGTGTGTTGCGAGCGCCGGCAATCAGTGATTCGACGCTATCCGGTACATCATCGTTATCAGGTTGCATGCGGCGCAGAATCTGAGAGGCGGTAGACGACAGGGAGCCGCAAAGCATCTGCAGTGACTTCTTGGCGTCTTCGTGCGCAGCCCGCACCGTGGCGTACTCCCCACGGGCTAGGCGCACTTCCTCCGGAATGGTGGAAAGGTCGAGCATGATTAGAAGGAAATATCGTCCGAAACGAAGTTATCCGGCGTCGAATATTGCTGATCGCCAGCCGGGGCGGGGCGTGAACCTTTCAGCTTCTTGATCGGCACCAGGCTTGCAACCATCTTTGTCAGCGCTTCCGGCTCGCGTTTTTCCAAGATTTCTGCTGCCGTCTGTTCGGTCTGCGGATCGAAGAATCCGGCAAATACGGGGCGCTCGCCAGTAGAGCCGTCTTTCTTCTCGTACTCTTCCATTTGCAGCAGAACGCCGATGGGCTTGTTCATCAGGGCAGGGTAGATTTCTGCTTTGCGCTTGACGACCTGCTTTGCAACAGTGTCGTACTCTTCGACCTCGCCGGCCTTGCTGTCGATGGTCTTGACGCGCAGACAGGTCATCAGCGCCATAAGCTGCTTGAACCCGTAGATTTGCTTGCCGTCTTTGTTGATCGTCCAGACGGAGAGGTAATCTGCACTTTGTCCGTGGTTCGATTCGAAGCTGAATTCGATGCCTTCCGTGCCCTGGTTGCTGACGACTTTCTTCGCCTTGGTGAACTGGCCGATATACTTGCCGGTCTCCTGAATGCGTCCGCTGCCGTTGTCTGCCTGCTTTGCTGCTTCAGTGTCAAGGGTGTATGCGCTCATTGCTCTGTTGCTCCTGTCAGTTCGTAGTAGGATGAAATTGCCGCATCGACGGCAGCGAGGTCATTCGGAATGCGATCCGAATCAAACAGGCCAATCGGGGCTTTTACCGTGTCATGGCCGTTATTCTTGGTGCTGAAGAAGTAGTCTTTGTCGGTGACTACAGTCCGCAGGACGATTGTGAAAAGACCTTCCGGGGTAATCTTCTCGTCCAGCATCTTTCCAATCGTCTTGATCTTGGTATTGCCTTGCTCGTCCGTCGCCGTGTGGCTCATGAGGTACACGCGGACATCGTCGGGCAGTGAGTTGGCAGCGTTGAACACTTCCCACGCATGTTTGGCAATCTCGGTGAACTTGTCGTAGCCGCGTTCTTCGGAACGGCGCATGAATTCGTTAGCCAGCACGTACTGGAAGTCGTCGATTACGATCACCCTGCGCTTTGTCTTACGCATCAGAGTGCCGATTACTTGCCAGTCATCGGAAACAAAAATGTTTCCGGTCTTGTTGGTCTCCGGGTTGAAGTAAGACCATCCCTTAGAACGGAAGGGGAGTGGCTTCTTGACGACCTGAATCAGTAACGTGTTTGCCGGGTCGAGGTTGCGCATCGAGGCAGATTTTCCAGTTCCCGATTCGCCCAATATCACTGTGCTTATGCTCATTTATTCTCTCGCTCTGTTTAAGGTTTCGCTCGTATTGCTCTTGTCGCTCTTGTTTATCCTGTTGCTCACAGAATTCGATAAAACTGCGTTTCGCCCCGCTCATTTGCGCCTCCAGATCCGCCGCAAGAACCGGAGCCATCGCCCCATGCGGCTAGTGGGAATCCTTGTCACTGCCTAGCCACCTTCTGATCCAAAATCCACTTGCTGCCACCAGGAGAGCAACGCAGCATCACGACAGAGCGCAGCAAGTTGCGGCGAGCGTGGCGTACCGCTTCGGGGTCGGTGTAGTCCGTGCGTGGAAACAGAACTACGGCGCGTCGGATAAGCTGCTTGTTCATGTCATTCCTCCTTGTTGTTTGGTGTTGGCGCACCGGGCTACCTTCCTCATTTTTCGCATGCGCTTTTCTCGGCCAAGTAAGTCGGCGTCATCGGGGCTCGTCCAACGCCTTACCGTCCTCACGGCAAGGGATTCCAGTCATGCGGCTCGCCAACAAGTCAGGGGGCAGGGCGCTACTCCTGCGATGTGTTTTGCCCGTCGTGGGCTGGCTCACATTCCTAGCCATCTCCGGTTGGATTTCTGAGGTCCGGCTGATCCCTCTTTGCGTGTCGCTTTCCACGCCGCCCCTGACTTGTCGCCCCTCCTTTGCACCGAAGGGCTCTGTGTGTTGACGGCCGGTGCTGATCTCCGGCTTGGCGGGCGTTATCGGGAGTCCGTGCGCATCGCCCCCGCCGCGTCCCTCTGCTGCGCATCAGCCTGCGCATTCGCCAACAGGTGAGGCGGCTGTGCTGGAGCTGGGCAATGCCATCTGTTCGTGCATACGTTCACGTGCAGACCATCGAATCCAGAACCTCGAACCGCCTCGCCTGTTAGCTCCGGCTTCCCACCGGATCGCCTGTTTTGTCCCGGTCGCACTTAAGGGACACGCCGCAAAACAGGTAAAACTCGCCGAGAACCCGCTGAAACTCGGCCATCTTGTCTTTGCGCCTGCAGTCGCATTGACGCGCGTTTTTGAAATCGTTACTTCATCCTCCGGTGGAGTTCAAACGCTTGCTCAATCGTCATTGCGCCTTCAATGAACGCCTTCGCTGCAAGCCACTGCTGATAGCTCATTACCCACACTGCAGGGCTTTGAAGGTAGGCGCGGTATTGCTCTTTTGTGGCAGTCATTTCCCAATCCCCCTTGCGTTGCTGGAACGATTGCTTGATGGAAGTAAGTTTACACGAAATGTGGAAAGGTGCAAGTGCGAAATGTGTAAACGGTGAAAAAGTTTGCGTAAAGTGGATTGCGGAAAATGAGGGCGAAAAAAAATCCCGCCGAAGCGGGATTGATTGGGAGGGGAATTATGTGGAGGGATAATGGAACATTATCGCGCCAAGAAAAGCAAAGCGCCCGCGAAGGAGCTCAGATTAATGTGTTCGACGGCGGGAGATAGAATGTTCTATCACTGCGATAGTGCGAATAGATGTCAACTAGGTCTATGTGTGTTCCTTGGTTGATCCATTGGAAATGCAGGACCCAGTCTGACGTCTTATAGCGAGCGTGCACTTGGCTGTAATGCGGGATGCCTATATGGTAGTGCCACAAGTGGTTTTGGCGCGCATACACATAGTTTGGGTCCGTGGCCGCGAGACCCTTCCATGAATACGTTATTTTGCCTGGGTAATTGGTAAAATCTGTGAGGCCAAAGGTTTCGAATGTGGCGACAAACGCCAGAATTTTATCCTGTTGGTCTTGTGGGAAGTTTGCGAATTCGGTAGCAAAGGCCTTCTTAAAGCCCCATGTATAGGTCATGCATTACTTCCCCGCGTGCGCGAGAATGAATTTCCGCATCTCTTCGATAGACATCCCACTCGGAGCCTGGATAGCGTCGGACGAAAGAGCGTTTTTCATGCGTTCAAGGACAAACCGTCCTGCCGACTCGCCAACAGGGAGGGCATCACTTGACCGGAAAGACTCATCCGATCCGCGAAACTTATAAATGATGTCCTTTTGCATATGCGCCTCGTGCGGTTTTTGAAACTATTTCTAATCGGTAATTCAGTATAGCAATACTTGCGGAAAATGCTGTGATGCTGGTCACACACACTGTCTCTTGGACGCCAACAATCGTCAATAGTTTTTGATGTGTGGCTCACCGATGGACTTTGTTCCAGAGTCCATCATATCGCGCCGACTCATTGGAATCACTCTGACGCTTGCTCTGCAAGGCGATTAAGAGCTGAGAAAATGCGCCCCGTAGCACCAAGACCGGCGATTGGGTCGTCTCGATAGTGCCCGGTCACGCCGATCCCGTGATGCCAGTCGCCAACGCGAACACCGTAGATAAAGCCGGTGATTTCGCCTCGTTTGGCCATTGCCAGAAGGTATTCCAGCGCCTCGATGGTGTCTTTGTGTTTCCACTCTGCGATACGTGTGACGTTCGCCGGCTTGTTCTCAGGCATCAAATGCTTCTCCCATATATATGGGGATTGTGCAGCCGCGATACGTCGCCGCATATCCCATAAATATGGGAGATTGATCACCCGGTTTTTTTGCTTGTCTTTTTGTCTGGTGATTGGGTCATTGTTCCGATAGCGCCGGGGATGTTGTGCTGCCGTCTGTCTGGCGCCTGTCTACGCTCGTGTTCGGGCCATTCCTGTTTTTTCCCTTCCACGATGCTCCTATAATGAGCTTCGACCCCACGCTCCCAATCATCATAGTTCTTTGATGTCGGCGTAGAGAGAATGAAGAATATGCTAACGGGGAACTTGTCAGCCATTTCAAGATAGCGCTCAGCCTTGAGTCGAATCGCCTCCTTGAACATGTCCGGTAGCTTTTCAACCCTGGGGTCTAGCCATTGCGGGGCACTTCTGACATTTGATTCGCTGAGGCACATTAGATAGGCCGGGTCTTGGCCAGTCTCTTTAGCGATCGCAATAATTTCGACATTCCCTGGCTTGCGCCGGCCCTGTTCATACATCCCGAGTGTCGAGACCTTAATTCCCGCACGGTCTGCCAATTCGCGCAACTTTAGCCCAACACTTTTGCGGGCCTCGGCAATTCGTTTCCCAATTTCAATTTTGTACTCATCCTCGGTCATGCGCGGACTGTATCGCGCATTAATGACACGTTGCGCGTAAAATCCACCTTGCTCTAATGCACGAAACGTGTAAAATGGATTTAAAGAAAGGTCGCCCGATGACTCTGGTTGAGTACATAAAACAGATTGGAGATGCAGAAGCTGCTGCTCTGTGGAAGGTAAAGCTTCGAACAGTTGCTTCATGGCGTCGCCGTGAACGGAAGCCTCGTCCGGAGCAGGCGGATGTGATTGTCCGGACTTCTCCTGTGACTTACGCGGGGATTTACGGCGTGAGTGACCAGGCATCGTGCGCTCAAGTTGTTGCTGAGCGCCGAAAGAGTGATGGCCGGCGCTCCACAGACAAAGGAAACAAGTCTCCTTGAGGTAGGGCGTGGGCGGTGGGTGAAAGCCTGCCGCCCTTTTTTGCGGCCGAAATTGAGTTTTTGAGAAAAGTCAAACGAAGTTCCATACAGCACTCCCTGTTGTTCTTGTGTTGATGGAAAGAAGAATAAGCAATAGGAGAGGAAAAAGCATGCGCAACGTTTCGCACAAGTCCCGGATCGCAATCCTTCTTGAATACGTAGATCAGTGGCGCAAGTCGATGGACTGGAGCCGCGAAACTGTATGCGAACAGATCGTTGAGGCTCATTACCGCATCGGTGCCGACAGGCTTACTCAGGTGAAATTCGATCGCACTGGCGACCTTGTGACGATCCAGAAGAACAATGCTGACCGAATCTATCGCTGGCTGGACGACAAATCAAAGGACCGGAACCTGCTTTGCGCGAATTTTGAAGACTCGATTCTGGCGGCCTTGCCTGCGCACATCCGCCTAGCCTATCTGAACGAGATACTTTCACGCTTCGACCTTGTCGCCCATGGAGTAGAGGATGTTGAAGGCAATGCGCCTAACTTTACCAATGGGCTTGTTCGCATCGCCCGTGAAACGTCCGAGGCTCAAGGTGCGGTGGCAAACCTAATCGATGGGGCTACGTACACCGAACTGACGAAGGCAGAACGAGAGTTGGCTGAGGCGGAAGAGGCAATTCGGGCTACGCGCGCTGATGTACGCAAACACCTCGTCGGTAAGGTGACGCAATGAAGCTCAAGTACCCGCTCAACACGATTCAGGTCAACGAAACGTTGCCCGTTTCTCTGCAAGACGCGCAGAAAGTCCGTCAAGCCGCCTGCAACTACGGCAAGCGCCACGGCATGGTGTTTATGAGCCGCCGCAATGGCGACCAGGTTGTTATCAAACGTATCGCATAAGGGGAAGATCCATGAAAACCGCCCGCGTCCCTCCCGCCAATTCCGTTCGCCGCACTGTGTGCTTCGCGCTGTTCGCGCATGGCCCGATGACGGCGGCTCAAGTCCGCCAAGTGCTGCCGAATCTCACTGGCGAGAGCATTTCTCACGCGCTGAAAGGCTCGGCGCAAACCGGTTACGTGACTATCGCCGGCCATGTCTACACGCTGATGCCGCACGTTGCCGAGTTCTTCGAGCTTGAGCAGGGCGGCAATCCGGTCTTTATTGGGCAAGCTGCTGCGCCGCGCACGCTGGTCATTAATCGCCCGCTTAAGGCTGTGCCGTGGGCGCAGCACTTGGACAAACTTCGCGACATCTCCTTTATTGGCTTGGCTGGTAGCGGGGTGGCGTAGTCATGGGCGCCCTGGTCATCAATAGTGCGGATTCCCTGCAGCGCGCCATTGGCGACCTGCGGGATATGTGGAACCGCCACAAGTTCCTGCGCGTGAGCGTCAAGGCCGGCAAGGACCGCAGCATTCCACAGAACGCGATCACGCACGTTTGGTATGCGCAGATTGCTCGCGAACTACGCGAAGACGACGAACTCGGCTGGAAGTGCTACTGCAAGCTGCATCACGGTGTTCCGATCCTCCGCGCTGAGGACGACGAGTTCCGCAGTACCTACGACAGCGTAATCAAGCCGTTGACCTACGAACAGAAGCTGATGGCAATGCGCTGCTGGCCGGTGACCTCAATCATGACCAAAGAGCAGTTGAGCAAGTACGCCGAGGCTGTGCAGACGGATTTTGCGAAACGTGGCGTTCAACTGGAATTTCCGGAGGCAGCATGACCGTTGCAGACACGAGCATCCAAGCCTATGCCGACCTGAAAGACAGCGGCAATCTCGGGCGGCAGCAAAGCCTGATCCTGGCAGCGATCATGCCCGGCACGCGCTACACGCGCTCAGAACTGGCCGACATTACCGGATTGCCCATCAACGCAGTTTGCGGCCGCAATAACGAACTGGTGAAGGCTGGACGTCTGGAAGACGGCTCACCGCGCCAGTGCCGCATCACCAAGCACACGGCAAAGACTGTGCGCCGGCCGGAAGTGGACGGGGCTTGAACCATGTGGAGCAAGAACAAGAAAGCGCCGACCAAGGATGAGAAGCAACACATCGAGAACGTCAAGAGCTTGCCTTGCTCCGTTTGTGACGCTGCCGCCCCCTGTGAGTGCCACGAGGTGAAACAGGGGCAATGGTGGACTTCTATTGCGCTGTGCACTGACTGTCACCGTGGGCCGATCCTTGGCCTACACGGTCAGCGGCGCATGTGGATTATCAAAAAGATGGACGAGATCGACGCCCTGGCGGTGACGATTCAGCGGCTGATGGTGGGAGTGTAGGGATGCGCGATTACGCAAAGGTCAGTCCGAAGATTTGGACAGGGGAAACAGGGAAGGCAATGCGCGGCCATGCCGAGGCGCAGATTGTTGCCATGTACCTGATGTCCTCTCCGCATTCCGAAATGACCGGCGTGTATACCTGCCCGATTCTCTATATCGCCCATGAGACTGGATTGGGCATGGAAGGGGCTTCGAAGGGCCTTCAAAGGCTTGTCGAGATCGATTTCTGCACCTACGACGAGGCTTCCGACACGGTGTTCGTCCATGAAATGGCGAAGTACCAGATTGGCGAAGAATTGAAGGTCAACGACAACCAAGTAAAGAGCGTGAAAAAGGCGTTTTCCGCTATGAAAGGCTTGATCCGCGAGCGCTTTTTCGACCGGTACAAGGAAGCCTTCCATTTGGTTGAGGCAAGCCCCTCCAAAGCCCCTTCGAAGCCAAGAACAGGAACAGAAGCAAGAACAGAAGCAGGAACAGGTTCCGTACCTAACGGTACGGGCGGCGAGCCGCCGAAATCGCCGGAAGACATGACCAAGGACGAGCTTTGGGCTGCAGGCAAATCGCTTTTGCAAGCTGCCGGCATGCCGGACAAGCAGTGTGGAACGTTCGTTGGCGGGCTGGTCAAGCAGTACGGCCCCGAGATCGTGCACGCGTCGGTGGTGGCCGCAGTCATGGAGCGCCCCGCAGATCCTGCCTCGTTCCTGAAGGCCGCATGCATGGCCCGTAAGGGAGAGGGCGGGAAATCCTTGATCCCGTGGCATGCCACTGAAGCCGGCGTGATCGCTAAGGGCGCTGAGCTTGGCATGGCTCCGCTTCCTGGCGAAACCGGGATTCAGTTCAAGGCCCGAGTGATCGCCGCAGTCGACAACGGCGGCAAGCCTCCCGCAGCTCGCGCCAGTCCTGTCGTGACCATTCAGGGTGAGCTTCAACGGGTAGAGGTAGACAACTCGCCGGAGGCGAAGGCCAAGCGGTCGGAGGCACTTAAGGCGGCATTGAAGAAGGAGGCGGCATGAAAGCGTTTGTTGTGATTTTCGTGATTCTGTTTGCTGTGACCGTCTCGTGGCGAACGGTGTTCGTGAAGAAAAAGGATCGGAAGCTGATCCGGTTCGGCATCAAGGAGCTGGCAATCGCGCTGGCAGTTTCAACGTTTGGGGCCGCTGGCCTGTTTTTCGCGCTGTTCAATAACACTATGAGGATCGTATGAAAAAAATATTCTTGGGAGTGATGGTTGTTTTGATGTCTGCTTGTACGCAGATTGACACTGGAAACATCGGTGTTGAGTCGACGCTAGGCCAGGTGAAGGCGGAAACGATGCAGCCGGGCGTGTACTTCACGATGTTCAAACGTGTAACCGAGGTGTGCGCAAAGGAGCTTCCTCTCTCCATTAACGACCTCCGCCCGCAGACAAGCGACAAGATCACGCTTTCGGACTTGGACATCGATCTTTATGTGCAGATCGATGCCGGGAAAGCCGCCACCATCCTGACCAAATGGCCGGGCGATGCTGTCGAACTGGACAAGGAAGGTTGCTCCCGCATCGGCATGAACTACGTGACCAGGCAGGCCCGCGAAGTCGTCTATGACGTCGCTTCCAAGTTTGGCTCGGCCACTGTCCACACTGAGCGCACCAAGATTGCGGCCGACACGGTGAAGCAGTTGCAAGCGAACCTCGACGCTGAAGCCGGTAAGGGCATGTTCTTCGTGCGTTCCGCAAACGTCCGCAACCTAGTAACTGATCCGGCGCTGGAGGCCAATATCAAGGCGGCCGCTCAGGCGCAATTCAAGCTGCAGGAAGAAAAGAATCGCCTTGAGGTGGCAAAGGTGGAGGCTGACCGCAAGCGCGCCGAGGCGCAGGGCGAGGCTGATGCGATTCGCATCAAGGCCGAGGCCGTAGCAAAGCAGGGCGGCAAAGAGTACGTCGAACTGCAGGCCATTCAAAAGTGGGACGGCAAACTGCCCACGACCAGTGCCGGTGCAATCCCGTTCATCAACGTCAAGTAATCATGAAGCAGACCGCTGCAAAGGGCCACTTGAAGCACGGCTCTTTGCTTCTCAAGCAATCCGAGAAGGTACGCAAGGAGCTGAGCAACGCCGCAAAGGCGCACTACGCGCTGAAGAAGATCCAACCCATATTGGAGTGGAGACGGAAATGAACGATGGAGGTCTTGGAGTCGCATGGGCGCTGATCATTATCGGAGTCGCCGGGGCGGTGACATCGCTTGTGACGGCGTGGAACGGATGAAGGACAGATTTCAATGCGAGGTCCGGCACTTACTCAAGATCCGGGCCGAAAGCAGGGAGCGCGTTGCGCAGTACCTGGAAATCGTCGAGAAGCGCCGGGGAAAGCCGGAAGCGGATCGGTTGAAGGTGGCAGCAGCAGAGCAATGGGCAAGAGGAAATCGAGGCAAATGGGGCGAATGGTATGAAGACGATCTACGCACACACGTTCCGCTGGCAGCGTGAGAAGCCCAGGTTAAAGCGCAGCGGGGGATTTTGGCTTTGCGGGGCAGGAGGGATTGTCTGGCACGTGGGTAAGACGCCGGCAGAGGCTTACAGGAATTGGAAGCAGTCCAGTAGTTCAACTTAACGGAGGGTGGAAATGGAAATCGAGCGTTTTTCAGAAATCATGGAAGGTGACTCAGAACTGTCCAAGTACAGAGGGAAATGCACCGCTTTGGCTGGGTTGAACCTGATTGCGAAGTACCTGCCGGAAAGCGGGATTGAAGCGGCCTCTCACGACATCATCTACGCATGCGGTGTGGAGGAACTTCTGGCGGCAGGTCTGACGGAAGAGGATGCACATGAACTGCGGCGTATGAACTGGATGATTTCTGAAGACAGTCTCGCAAAATTCGTATGAGCAGCAAATCTCCCACACAGCGGACGCTAGAAGAGATGCGCAATCGAGGCTATTTCTGCTGGATTGTCGAGTACTGGCACAGCTTCAGTAGGACGCGCCGGGATTTGTGGGGATTCGCTGACGTGCTCTGTCTTGGTGAGAACGAGGTAATCGCGGTGCAGACGACCAGCATGGGCAACGTTAGCGCCAGGGTAAAGAAGATTGCCGAGCATGAGAACGTCGGCGCTGTGCGGAAGGCCGGCGTCCGGATTCTGGTTCACGGCTGGGATGGCAAGAAGTTGAGGGAGGTTGACTGCTCATGACTGCTTACCTATGCATTCTGGCCGTGATAGTCGGAATCCTCATGTTGGTTGGATCGGGGCTTGTCGCTTACGCACTATGGGACGCGCTGCGGGATGATGAGTACAGGGGATAGGAGGCTGCGTGAACATTAAGGACTTCAAGAAGGCAAAGCGCGAGATGGAAGAGGAGATCCAGAAGGCTGTTCTCTTGGCCACTCTCAAGTTTTGGGGCGAGACGGGTTACACCCCGCATTCCATCGGGATCGACATGCACGAGAAGATTGCTCTTGGCAGCAAAAGCCGACAGTACATTGTCGGCGCCGTTCGGGCTGAGGTGGAACTGTGAACGACCAAGAACGCGTAAAGAAGGCGCAAGCGCTCAAAAACCTGCGCGAGATCATTGCTGAGGAATGGCCGGCTGAGCTGGAACGTTTCGCAATCCTGGCGAAGCTCCTCCGGGCAAAGTATCTGGCGCTCATCAAGGAGGGCTTCACGCCCGCCGAAGCACTTGAACTGTGCAAGGCGCTATGACGATCCAGCGCCAATACCGATACAAGGATCCGGCCGAGGTAATGGAGTACGAGGAAAGGTTTACTTGCCGCGGCTGCATTCATAAGACCAAGGTGCTCGGACGCGACTTCTGCAACAGCCCGAAGCGCAGCAACGGCAAGGCGGATCGGCGGTGCAGGCATTACGAAACCAAGGAGGGTAAATGACCGGACAAGAACTTCACGCGCACTGCGAGGCTTGGCGCGAATGGTGCATCACTAGGCGCTACTTCCTCGCGCCCGGGACGAAAAACTTACTCGCTCGCATGCAGCCCGCAAGAGTGGGACCGGGGCCGGATGCCATACTGTCGGACGAGATGAGCTTTTTCAATATGGCAGTCCACGCCCTGGTCGACATGAATGACGCAGACGGCGCGTGCTTCATCGAGTATTACTGGAACCGCGCGCGCAACATCAAGAAGGTAGCGGCTGAGATGAGCATTAGCCGGGTCACGTTCTACGAGCGTAAGCGCCGCTTTGCCGAGCGTGCCTACTCGATGTCGCAGAGCCTCAAGCGCGCACACCTCGCGCCTGCTGCGATGCCGGATGAGCCTGCCGAAATTATCGACTGAGAGTGTAAGGCTGTGACCGTACAAAATACTTGCGGACATGCCCTTACACTTTCGCCTAAAATCATCGCTAATTTGATAGTTTCAATAACTGTCACCAAACCCGCCTTGTGCGGGTTTTTGCGTTTCTGGAGGCTGTATGCGGAAGCTGACCAAGCGCCACGAGCGCAAAGAAATGCTCAAGCTGTTGGAAAAGCGGGAGCGCAAGACCCCCGAGCATCACAGCCCCGAGTGGCTGTATCACTTCTGGCGGCAGGTGGCGCGATGATCTTCTACCTACAGCAGCATACAAAAGGCGGGCGGTGGTTGATCGACACCACGTTTCCGCAGAACTGCTACAAGGTGCGAGACTCGCGAGACGCGCCGGAGTGGCTGGAGGCCAAACGGCTATTCGGCTTTGAGCTATCGCCAGTTCAGCAGCACCTGCTTGAGAAGCACGACAACGAGCGCCAAAAGGCCTTTCGGGAGGCAGCATGAACGCGCCCTCAAACGAGCAAGTACGCGAATGGCTCGGCTGGAAGCTGAGGCAGCGCTGACATTTGCTGTGCAGAAAGTTGCGCATTCTGAAGCGTAAAGCCGAGGAATGTGCAAGAAACGTTACTTGAAGGAATCAGACGTCTAGCTGTTCCGGCATGATGCCCAGTGCTGCCGCGATCTTCTCGCGAGTGCTCTTGCGATTCTTGGGCGCGGCTTCTTGCTGAGAGTAGGCAGACTGCGAAATGCCAAGGCGTTTTGCCATTTCCTCTTGGGTGATGCCCAGGTGCTCGCGCCAGGCTCGAACGGGCGTCATGTTCTCCATGACCATGCGTTCCACCACCTCATGGGGGATTAGATCGTTCTCCGCTTCATGCTGCTTCACATAGTCAGCATAAGGGATAACGACAAAGGCCGGTTTCCCGTCCGGCCCGTTGATTACTTGGATGTTAGTAGGTGCGTTCATCGCGCTTCCTCACTTCTTGAATTTCGACAATCTTGATTTCGCTGGCCCAGTCAAACAAGACACGGTAGTTACCAACTCGCAGCCTGTATCCATATTCATGGTTCGTGAGGGCTTTGATGTTCTGGCAGTTCGGCATCTGAGCAAGTTCGCGGACGGCGGTAACGATCTGTTTAGCATACTGTGCGTCGAGCTTGCGCACTTGCTTGGTTGCTTTCGGTGTCCATTTGATCGAGTTCATGTAGAGAATTATAAGACTAAATATAAGGTTTGTCAAGTAATATAAGCATTGTGGCTTATGAATACTTGTTGGCTTTACTTGTCTCTATCCTTGCAAGATTGGACTTAGCCCGCGACCGAAAACAGGTAGCGGGCTTTTTTATTGGTGAAGTGATGACTGAGCGCATCAGAGGTCGGAAGCTGCAACGCATCCGTGAACAGCATTTCAGGCTTCACCCGCTCTGCGTCAAGTGCCAGGAGAAGGGGCGCGTCCGGGCGGCGACGCAGCTAGACCACAAGGTTGCATTGGTCAATGGCGGTAAGGACTTCGACGAGGACGAAGGGCGGAACAGACAAGGTCTGTGTGATGACTGCCACGACGAGAAGACACGGCAGGACTTGGGACATCGAGCAAGGGTGACGATTGGGGCTGATGGGTGGCCCGTTGAGGGTGATGTTCGGTGAGCGGAAATCGTCGCTCCTATCGCGTTCTAGTAGGCCGCAGAGGCATCGATAACGGGAGGGGCGGGGCGAAAGTCTGAGCCTTTTACCCCGGAAACCGACCGGTTCCCCTTTCTTTCATAAACGTGGACAAAAAAAGTAGATAGGTAGCAACAAAATGGGCAGTAGGGGCAGAAAATCGACCGCATCAATGGAGGTCGCGGCCCTAGTTGCGCCCATTTCTACCGAAAACAGGCTGCAACCGCCCGTATATCTGAACGACGCAGTGCGGGAGGAATGGCTGAGAGTGGTCAATGACCAACCGGCCGGCGCGTTCACCGCAACGCATGCTTCTTTGCTTGAGCTGTACTGCAAGCACGTAGTCAAGGCGCGGATCCTCGACGATGAGATTGAGGCATCCGATCCGAATTGGATGCGCGACTCCGAGGGGCTGAAGCGCATGGAGCGACTGACGGCCATGGCGGAACGGGAAAGCCGTGCGGCATCGTCGCTGGCGACCCGGCTGCGCATCACCAGGCAGGCAGTTGAGCATCCGACCACTGTGGGGCGGGCGCTGAAGAATCAGCCGAAGACAAGGAAACCGTGGGAACTCCCGCTCGACGCCGAGTAATGACGCGCGGCGAGCGCAATATCGCCTGGATTGAGGCGAACTGCCGGATTCCTGAAGGTCGATTAGTTGGCAAGCCGGTCAAGCTGACGAAGAAGCAAAAGGAATGGATCCGGCGCATTTACGACAGCCCGACGCGGATTTTCATCCTGTCGATGGCTCGGAAGAACGCGAAGACGGCGCTTTCGTCCTTCCTTCTGCTGCTGCATCTGTGCGGACCGGAGGCAAAGCCGAATTCGCAGCTGTATAGCGCAGCGCAATCGAGGGAGCAGGCATCGATTCTGTTCGCTCTGGCCGCAAAAGTGGTGCGGATGTCGCCCGATTTGTCCGCATACGTGACGATCCGGGACACGGCAAAGCAGCTTTTTTGCCCTGAACTCGGGACTTTGTACCGCGCGCTGAGCGCTGATGCGGCAACTGCATACGGTCTGAGCCCAGTGTTTGTGGTGCATGACGAACTCGGGCAGGTAAAAGGGCCGCGGTCGGAGCTGTACGAAGCGCTGGAAACAGCGTCCGCTGCGCAGGAGTCGCCGCTGTCGATCGTGATTTCTACGCAGGCTCCAACGGATGCCGATCTGCTCAGCCTGTTGATTGACGACGGACTGACCGGCGCGGACCCGCGTATCAAGGTGGAGCTCTGCACGGCACCGATGGAGTTGGACCCGTTCAGCGAAGAGGCGATCAGGGCGGCAAACCCGCACTTTGACGACTTCATGAACAAGGAAGAGGTCTTTCGCCAGGCGTCCGACGCCAAGCGGATGCCGAGCCGGGAAGCTAGCTACCGAAACCTGATCCTGAATCAGCGTGTCGAAGCGCGAAATCCGTTCGTGACGCGGACGATCTGGCAGGAAAACGGCAGCGACCCTGAAATCGAGGACGGCGACGAAGTATTCGGTGGGCTGGATCTTTCCAGCGTGTCGGACTTGACGTCGCTGGTGCTGGCGAAGGAGGCCGGTGACATCCTGCCGACTTTCTGGCTGCCCTCCGAAGGGCTGGCGGAAAAGGCGCGGAATGACCGGGTGCCGTACGACCTATGGGCGCAGCAAGGGCTTTTGCAGACGACGCCAGGCGCATCGATCGAATACGAGTTCATCGCGCACTATCTGCGGGACGTATTTGATCGCTATAACGTGCGAGCGCTCGCGTTCGACCGGTACAACATGAAGTTTCTGAAGCCTTGGTTAGAGCGTGTCGGCTTCACCGAGGAAGAGTTGGAACGTTTCGTCGAGTTCGGACAGGGGTTTGTGAGCATGTCGCCGGCGATCCGCGAACTGGAATCGAAGCTACTAGCGAGAAAGCTTCGGCATGGGAATCATCCGGTATTAACGATGTGCGCGGCAAACGCAACTGTTGTCACGGACCCGGCGGAGAACCGTAAGTTTGTGAAGGGCAAGGCGACCGGACGAATTGACGGCATGGTGGCGCTGGCTATGGCTGTCGGCGTGATGCCAAGCGCCGTTGACCAACCCGCGT